TTGTCCAGAATCAACGTACCGCTGTACTTCAAATTGTCGGAGCCTTCAAACGCCGATGGCGTGAAGAGGCTTGGGAAACTCAAACGTGCGTTTTCTATCTTTACCGTAGACATAGTTTTTTCCTTAATCGTCTATTGCGTCGAAGCCATCCGTTGCTTCCAGTGCTGGTCTCCGATCGGATACCGGCACCAAAGTCGGCCTGCCTTCTGGTTTGACGATGAGCGCGTTAACGTCATCGCATTCTTTCCCCAGCATGGCGATCGCCCTGCTCGGAGAAATTGGTTTCCGGCTCATCACCGGCTCGTTAGTCAGCAGAGTCATGGCGCGAATAGCTGCCTCATCGTCTGACCACTTTCTGTTCGTGCGGCTGGTCACGAGCTTGTAACCCTCGACGGGCACTCCTGACAGCGCCAGCTTCTCTGCGTGTGATGCGACTGCATCGCACCAGCTCTTGATCGTTGCGAGGTGCGGCAGCAGGCCTGCTATCTCCTCGTTGCTCAAAACTTGTGGGTCTCTCACTCAAAATCCTCCCCGATCTTGTCGAAAATATGCTGTGACAAAGCGCGACATGTCGGCGCGGCCTTGCAATACCGGCACTGCGACTCGCCGGGATTGAACGGTGGCTTCTTACTTAGCGCAGCCTCGGCTGCTGGTGCCAGCACCTCAGCGCCCCACTTCAGAAGCTCTCTATGTCGCATGGTGTGGGTGTCGATGTGCCCCAGCCGGGGCTGGACAATGGTCATATGTATGGTGTCTAGCTGGGCATCGAAGCCGTGCTTGTCGAAGACGCCGAGGGCGTAGCACTTGAGCTGGTCGCAGTCGGCATCGACTTGATTGCGTCCGAACTTGGCGTCCACCACCCAAGCCTCGCCTTCCTTGATCGACAAAAAGTCTGCGGTGCCGAAGCCGCCCTCTGCCCACATGGAGTAATCCAAGCGTTGCTCAATGTGTGTCCGCGTTTGCGGTAGTGAGCGACAATGATTCACATACACCCTCGCCATGTTCGCTTGCTCTAAGTTGATGACATAGCCGTTGAAGGTCTCGCCCATCAGCTCGTGCGGCTCCAGCCCTTTGTGCAGGCAGGTCTCTGACAGTTCGTGTAAGGCCGTGCCTTCTTCAGCGGCTGGGCTGCTTTCATCTGGCAGACCTTCCTGCGCCTTCACGCTGGCCGGGCAGGCGATCCATCGGTGTGCAGAGCTGGCACTGAGCTTCGCGTGCGCTGGCCCTAGATCAATCTCGTACTGCTTCAACTCAACCTCCCTAGTGATGTACAACCTACTGTTGTAAGATGAACTCGACAACGATCAATTGCAAATTATGTTGACGAAGATAAATAGCGTCCGCTATCTTGTCAAACACTTTAACAAGGAAGCCGACACAAAATGAAAAGCAAGGACGCAGCGCGAGTCAATTCCGCGCTTAATGAAACCAAGAAGGCGTTGTCGCTTAAGAGCGACAGACAGCTTGCCATCAAGCTAGACGTTAGCCGTCAGGCCGTGGGCCTGTGGCGCATGCGCGGCGAGATGCCTCCAGCCAGAGCCTTGCAGCTTGAGTGGCTGACAGACAAAAAAGTTACATGGATGCAGATGTGCCCAAACTTAGTCCGAGAGTTTGCGGAGATCGAGGCACGATGAAATTTCAAGCATGGCGAGCATTGTGGCTCGTGGCGAAGGTTCTTAAGGACATCTTCTACTGGGTCGCGGACAGGCTGGACGATCTGGAGAACTGGGCCGACAAGAACTGCGCCAATCACGTTTAGGAGAGAGGGATGATCAATCAATACGGGCATCGCTTAGTTGAGCGAGGCTACAACATCGTCCCGTTGTTGGCGGGAAAGAAGAGGCCACCGGGCAAGGACTGGCAGAAGATTGTCAGCACCCCTGAGATGGTTGCCGGGTGGATAGAGCAGAACGCGGAGTTTGGTATCGGTGTCCTTTGCGCCACTACCTGCGCCGTGGACATGGACTGCCGGGACAAGGCGCTGAACAACAAGATGCTGCACTGGCTTAAGGATAATGTTGGGCTGGCAGCGATACGCATCGGTGAGAACCCCAAGTGCGTCGTGCCGTTCCGCAATGAAGAAGGCTTCAAGAAGATGCGCTCGACGGAGTTTGAGGACTCTGAGGGTGTGCGTCACGCGGTAGAGATACTTGGCAAGGGCCAGCAGTTTGTGGCCTACGGGATACACCCCAAGACCATCAAGCCCTACGAGTGGGTGTCTGGCCCGACGCTGGCCGACGTGTTCCACGACGATCTGCCGGAGCTGACGAGTGAGCAGGCAAGCAGATTCATCGAGTTCTTTGAGGCGCAGGCAGCGGAGCTTGGCTGGGTCGAAGTGAAGCCGGGCAGCAGGCAGCAGGCCGAGGAGCAGGATCACCTGATGAACCTCAAGGCGTCGCTGGACATGACCGCCGAGGAGATCAACGAGATCCTAGAAGTTCTCGACCCCGACGATCACCACGACAACTGGGTGCGCGTCGGTTTTGCGCTGCATCATCAGTTTGGTGGCGACACTGACGGTCTATATCTGTGGGATGCGTGGTCGTCGCAGGGCAGCAAGTACCGGGACGGCGAGTGCGCCAAGCGGTGGGAATCATTCGGAGACTACTCGGGCAGTCAGGTCACTATGGCCTCGCTGAAGTTCGAGGCAAAAAAGTCAGACAGCGTCGAGGTGGTTGAGGAAGAGCTGCCCTCGATGCTGCGTAACTGGGCGTTTGTCCAAGTCGAAGGCTCTGCCCGTGTGCTGCGCGAGGAGCTGGACAGCGACCAAGTGATGCTCTTTAAGACCGAGGATCTAAAGAAGGAGTTCGCCAACCGGGAGGTGCTGGACGAGTCTGGCCGTAACCCGCGCATGGTTAACCTTGTCGATCTATGGCTTAAGCACGAAGACCGCCGGACTTACCCGGCAGGTATCTGCTTCGCGCCAGACAACGAGGTGCTGCTGAAGTACAACCTATGGCGAGGCTGGAGCTACCGCCCGGTAGAGGGCGAGATGAAGCCCTTCCTAGACTTCGTGAATCAGGTTATCGCCAGCGGTGTCGAGGAGCACGCGCACTACATTCTTGGGTGGGTGGCGCAGATGATTCAGAAGCCGCAGGCCAAGGTCGGTGTGGGTCTGGTGCTTCGAGGCTCCAAGGGGTCAGGTAAGACGTTCTTTGGTGAGCTGATCGGTGGGTTGTTCAAGCAGCACCACCGCATCGTAAGCAAGGCAGAGCACGTCACTGGAAAGTTTAACCGCCACTTAGAGGATACGTTACTCTTGCAATGTGATGAGGCGTATTGGGCACGCAACAAGGCCGCCGAGGGAGCATTAAAGGATTTGCTGACCAACAGCCGCATCACCGTCGAGAGAAAGGGAATGGACTCCTACAGCTCATCGAACTACACACGGATTCTGTTCAGCTCAAACGAGCAGTGGGTTGTCCCTGCCAGTTTAGATGAGAGGCGCTTCGCCATCTTCGATGTGTCGAACGTAAAGCAGCAAGACGCCAAGTATTTCGGCGCACTGCGAAACTGGTACAACCGCGGCGGAGCAGAGCACATGCTGCACTTCTTCAAGCACTTCGACCTCAACACCGTAGATGTTCGATCTGCGCCCAAGACCGCGGCGCTGGATGAGCAGAAGCTGCACTCGCTGGACTCAGTCGATCAGTGGCTGATGGACTCGATAAACGCCGGGGAGTTCAGGGAGCAGAGGCTTAACGGTGAGGTGCTGGATTTCGGCAAGGACGAGCCGAAGAACGCGCTGTACCAGTGCTACGTCACTAGCGTGAAGGGCAGGTTCGAGCACTCGAAGAAGGAGTCGATGTTTTGGAAGCAGCTCCACAGCATGCCGGGGCTGATCGCTGGCGAGACCCGGAGGCGTGTCGGCAACAGGCAGGTGCGGTTCGTGCAGTTCGTGATCCCGCGGCTGGCGCTGAAGGCCTTCAACTTGTTCCATAACATTGAGGAGAACGTGTTCGAGGCCGAGGCCGTCGAGGAGCTTGATCCCTTGGACCCCGATAACTGGGAGGATGAGGCGCCGTTTTAGGCGTATAATTTTACTCCATGAATACAAAAAAATGCGTCGTCTGCGGGGAGGAAAAAGGCAGCGCGAGATTCTACAAGAGGCCAGATGGTTCTATCGAGAATACATGCCGTCCTTGCAGGACTCGCGCCGAGTTCAAGACACAAAACAACAGCCCGAGGGACTACCTCAGAAACACGCTAGCCAAGGCAAAGTATGGCGCCAAGAAGCGCGGACTTTCTTTTGAGATCGACATCGACAAGGTGATGCAAATCTGGGGCGAGCAGGGCGGACGCTGCGCCCTCAGCGGTGTGCTGATGCAGGCCGCCAAGGACGGTAAGGGCCGCAAGGGTAAGGACTTAAATGTGTCGCTGGATCGAATCGATCAAGACAAGGGATATATATTCAGCCCCCGCAACGTGCAGCTCGTCTGCCTTCGCGTAAATCTCATGAAGCACGACATGGAGGAGTCCGACCTCTATTGGTGGTGCCAAAACATCCTCGAAAAAAGTTTACGTTAAAAGACAACAAACAGTTGTCATTAACACAGATGTCTGTATGATCTGTCTTGTCTTAACAAGAAAGCAAACGGAGAACGGACATGGAAAACGCAACACCGACCATTAACGGAAAGCCCGTCAACGCAATGCCTTGCTGCGGCATATTCGCGGCAGCTATGGCGGCTGACGTAGAGCCACAGATTGTATTTGACGCCTATAAAGCCGAGTACAATTTGTCGGGCCGCTGGAAGGGAGTCACCCAATCAAAGAATTTGCGCGATCTCATGCGCAAAAAATTCAGCGTGAAAATCGACGTTGAATACATGCAGACCTTAAATAGAAAAGAAACCGACAAGTATGATGCTGGGAACCGCACGATCAGGAAGTGGTACAACGATCACGCTATCCCATCGGCAACCTACATTGTTCAGAGCCGTGGTCATATTTTTACAGTCAAAGAAGGTCGCTATATCGATCAATGGCACAACGAGCCTGTTGAGCAGGCCAAGGGCAGCCGCGCTAAGGTCTTGCAGGTTTGGCGTATTCTTAACGCAAGGAAGGCCGCGTAAGCGGCCCGGAGGAGATAGACATGGAAGACTTGCAGCAATTAGTTTCAACCGTCGCGGCCCGTATCGAGAAGTTCGATGCACGGGCTGAGGCTGCCCGAGCTTCGCGAGATGAGCGGCTCAAGAAAAACATCGTCTGGAACGGCGATGTTGAGCCGGTCTACAGCAATGCCGGTATCCACGCGCCCTGTGATAACTATCACTGGGAGTGGAACACCTACACTTCTCTTGGCGATCTTTGGGGCACAAACGAAGACACGTTCATGGCCGGTGAGTTCCTGCCTTGGGACAAAAAAGAAAAATTGTGGATGCAGACCTTTGCCGAGAAGCGTACCGGCTCCCCGCTGCGCCGCGTCACCTACATTACCGTAGATCGAGCCGACGCCGTCATCGAGGCACTGTCAGGGATCGTAAACATCCACACCGGCAAGCCCTTCGAGGGCCGGGACGGTGAGCAGATGGTCTACGTCTACATCGACGAGCGTTGCAAGGACGTAGCTGACGCTATCGAGGCATACCTCGTGGCACCCAGAGATGCAGCCGCCGCTGCCGCAAAGGCCGTTGAGGAGGCTGAGTACGAGTCCGCAGAGCCGTGCCCTACCGGGCGCGTTGCCATTACCGGCGACGTGTTAGCTACCAAGTTGCAAGAGGGTTTCTACGGTGACACTTGGAAGATGCTGGTAAAGGATGACCGAGGCTTTAAGGTCTGGGGCAGCATCCCAAGCAGCCTCGACGTTATTCGCGGTGACCGAGTGTCCTTCATGGCGGCAGTCGAGCCATCGGAAGACGATGAGAAGTTCGGCTTCTTTAAGCGGCCAACCAAGGCCGTACATTTGGACGAGGAGGCCGCGTAGGCGGCCCATACGGGAAAACCTCCGCACCCTTTTACCGCATACAGCCACAACGTCGAGCGCATAGCATAGGTGCGCTCCGCGATGCGACTGCATCACATCATTAACTGACATCCATGGAGGGATGATATGACACTAAAAAATACAGCAAGAGGCGATGTGCCTCTTAAAAACTCTGACTTCGTTGAGGCCCAGCGCAGCTACGTCAAGGTAGTAGCAGGCATCCAGATCGAGGCAGGCGTCCCGGTCCCCCAAAGCAACAAGACCCGCACGCCCATGGCTCGCGTGGCTATATCCATGAAGGTGGGCGACAGCGTGGCCTTTGATATCCCCAAGGGCGGCAGCGCCGGAGCCGTTGCCGGGCCACTGGAGTACCAGCTCAAGAAGCTAAAGCGCAAGTACACCCACCGGGCCATCGACGGCGGCAGCGCCGTAAGGATCTGGAGGGTTTAACTAGATTCCGGGGCATCTCCCGCAGGGGAGCGGCGGCCTCAGTGTGTGCTGGCTCATATGTCC